ATTACCTGCTGTTTCACGGCACCATATAGCCGATGGATGATTAATGTGTGTAGCTGAATAGAGAGTGGTTTCTCTTTCATCAGATAAAATCCAACGTTTTACTTTACGACCTGTTTTAGATTCTGCAATGGTTTCTTTACCATCAAGAATACGGTGTGCCGTAGATAATAGTTGGCAATATTCAAGGATCATTTTGACAACGTGCTTATCTACATGATACTCAGCACATTTAACAGGATTATGGTCAAGATAAAATATATTCATAGCATTCTAATTAAGCCAATTGTGTCAATAGTGGTTAGCAAGATGTAGTTAGCAAGCATGCCAAATGATTTCCTAGTATAACTAGCCCAAGCATACATAGCACAGCCAAGAATCCAAATAGGATATAAAACCAATAACGGTGGGTTCGGAACGGTAAGTGCCATAGTAATAGAGCAACCAATACTAATAGCCCAAGCCAACAACTCAACAATAAAACGGAAACGACCGCTTCGCCAATCATCACGGATCCAATCAAATAGATTGTAAAATAAATCGTTCATCAACACTCATCGGAACGAATTAAACTTTTCTTGCCAGAAAAAATAGAATCAATATCATCTAAATCATCTTCGTAACCATCTTTTGGGTAAATTTTACCCAGAGGTTGTTGTTCTTCTTTACAGATTTCCAAATATCCATCAAAATTAAAACCACAACCTTTTAAAAAAGTTTCAAACTCACCAATCACACTATCTAAATGGTCGGCATTAAATTCAAAAGTTTTTTTGGTAATGATTGCATCAGCAAATGGCATTGGATCATCTTCACAAATAAATGTAAACTTGCTCATAGTGTTGGAATCTCCAACGGTTTGGCGTTACCTTTAAGTGCTTTAACACGTTTTGCAATATCTTCACTCGAAACGGTTTGCATAGCAAATTGTTTGAATTCATCATATTCATTTTTTACTTTCAAAATACCACCGTGCATTAAAAACAATGCACATCCGCCGGTACTTAAAGGAGCAACTTCACTAACACCATCTAAATTGATAATTACTTTACACTCTTTTTCTACTGAATCCACTTCAACGAATAAAGCCATCACACTTCTCCTTTTTCAGATTTATTTTCTTTCAGTTTGGCCAATTTGGCACGTTTCTCAGATACTTCCGCTTCAATCATCATGTTTTTCCAATGGCCTCGTTTATCTGATGGCATTAGAGCAAGCATACGTTTTGTTTCTTTACTTAATTTAAAATCACCGTTTGTTTTCATTTACCTACCTTTTGAATTACTTCACCTTTATCACAATCTTTAACACGAACCAACAATGTATCGGTTTGATTTAATGGTCGAACAAAAAAACATTCACCCTTAACAGACCAAACTAATTTGTTTTGAATACTCCCATCAAAGTTACCATTGACAGGTGAATTAATAAAATATGGAGTGTAATAGAATGTCAAACCAAACACAACAACTGCCACAAAAAACAAAGTTTTATTTGCTTGTAACCATTCATTAATTTTTTTAAACATGAAACATTCCTTGAGTATATAATATTATCATTATACTAAAAAACACAATTAAAGTCAACAAAATTATGGTAAACTTATGAGATTCTTCTTGGTAATATTCCATCTCACGTTGGATCATCTCATGTTGAGCTTGTACCATATTTGGTACATCAGGTTCCATCATTTCGATGGTTTTTTGTGATGATTCCAATCGCTTCAAAGCTTGCCAATACCGATAATATGATAACATGATTTAGTCCCACAGTCCTTCATAATACTTACCAAATAAACGATAGCCGTTGGTTTTTCTTTCTTGGTGTGCCTTCAGTCCATCCCAATCGACCTTTAACTTACTATCACCCCTAGACATATCGTCAAACCATTGTTCGTGATTGGTTTTACCTTCTTCTTTATATGCAGAGTGGTCAAAGAATTCGGTCTCATCGTCATCTTTTACCTTCTGTTCAAATGCCCAAATCATTTCACCAAGTACCCATTCCCATTTTTTGTGAACAAGTGTATATTCATCTTCCATATCCAATGCATGAACTTGTAGTGTGCCACGAACATCATTCTTTTTTCTTTTGGGTTTTTTTGGTTCACGCAATTCTTCAGGCACATCCTCATCATCTACCATTGGTGAACCATGTTTAGTTTCTTGTAATTGTTTTAACATAGGCAGAATGATATATGCCAAGGTATGATCCATTGACCAAGTATCCCATCGGTCAAGCTTCACATACATGATTCGTGGATGAATCAAATTCAAAACCCATTGAATGGCACGACAAAACGGATCAAGGTACTTTGTTGCCTTGTCTACCCATTTTGGGTGGTCAATCCATTCTTTGTCATCAATTATGTATTTGTTACGACTGCATTTACTCCAATCAGTCCAGAAAAACACATAATCAATAATGGTGTATGGAGAAAGCCAATGATTTCGGTAATTACTCAATATTACTTTCATTTTATTTCCAATAATTGTGATAGTGTATAAGTGGATTCCATATATGTAGAAGGATTATCCAATACACTATATTCTAAATCACCCTTTCGCCTTTGGCAATAGTTTACAGTAAAATCACAGTTGTTTACCAGTTTAAAAACATCTACCATTTCTTTAACAGTATGACCTTTACCGTGGCCAAGATTCTCCAATGAATTGGCAGGTGTTTCAATTGCTTTTTGAATAGAATGGCATATTTCATTCACATGAACATAATCTCTAACAGGTGTGCCATCTGGTGTATTGTAATCACCACCATATAAATTGAATGAACCTGTTTCTCTTGCTTTCATTAGATTATACATCAACCCATCCATATTGGTGGGTGCAATCCCATCAGACCCAATCACATTATAAAATCTGAATGAAGTGAAAGTTTTTGTATTTTCAATGCAATATCTTTCGACCACATCTTCAGCACATCTCTTACTCAAAGCATATGGGTTGATGGGATTAGCGGCTGTGCCTGTCGATGCAAACACAAAATTCTTGTAATTCAAATTCGTTAATACGTTATGTGTACCGTTAATATTGGTATCATAATACTCATATGGTTTTGTTACTGATTCGTTTACTTTGACCAATGCGGCCAAATGAACCACAGTATCAAACTCATCAGAATAACATAATTGATAACCATTCGTAATATCATATTGAAGAAAATGCTTGGGTAACAAATAATCATTCAAACACGGTTTAATATCAGTACCAAACACCTCGTATCCTTCCTTTTTGAGGAGCTTTACAAGGTGCTGGCCGATATAACCAGAACTACCGGTTATCAATATTTTTTTCATTCAGTAACTAATTCATAATCAGATTTGGAAACACCACACTCAGGACAAGTTACATCATCTGGTAATGAATTGTAATCTTCTACTGATAAAATGTGGCCGCATACGATGCAACGATAATAACTGGTCATTATAGTGCCTCCAATACTTGTTTATAAGCATTTGCATGGCGTTCTTCAACTTTCTTTAAAGCTGCAAAACGTTTCTCTGCTTTATCCAATACTGCCAATTTTTGCATGAATTGGTCCGCATGCTCTTTTGATTCAGCAATCTGTTCAACAAATTCGATAGATGCTTGAGCATTCTTTTCAGATACAGCATTGTCATAGAATTCTGGATACATTGTGGTGAATTCATAGGTCTCACCATCAATAGCTTTTTGTAAACATTCTTTAGTAGAAGGTTTACCAATAAGCAACTCTAGGTGGCCCCACGCATGAAGCAACTCTTGGTCAGCTGTGTGTTCAAAGTGTTTCGCAACATCTTCGTAACCTTCTTCACGAGCAATCTTGGCGAAATAACGATACTTGATATGTGCCTGACTTTCGCCTGCCAATGCACTTTCAAGGTTCTTAATTGTAATACTCATAACATCTCCTATAAAGTTAAACAACGATAGTAAAAAACTAACAATATTACTTATTCATAGTTTAACTTAATTATATGGTTTTGTCTAATGATATTTTTATATGTTCCTAATCAATAAAATCAATCATCGGTCCACCATTCAATTTTGGGGTTGGTTCTTTTATTCTCTACCTTTTAATTCAATAATACGATATAATCTATCACATTCAATTTTAAATTCATCTTTTTCTTTTTTCAAAGCTTCAATTTCAACCTGTTGTTGTTTAACGATGCTTTCAGCAAGTCCAAATTGGCGTAGCATGGCTGCAGATTCACCTATTAAGTAAGGTAATCCATCGGGGTCACCATAAAATTCTTCCATTGCATCAGCTAATTCATTTGCGTTCATTCTCCACCCACCATTCAATCTTAGGATTATTTCTTTCATACAATTCAACCAATTCTTCCAATGACCACATAAAATCAGTTTCAAATGTATTCAACCAATTACCAAATCGAGCCCACGATTCATTTTTCATAGGATCAAGACCAATCTCAGCACCAAATTGGCCAAGGTCATCACCACGGCAGTCAATACGACCACACGAATAACTTTCAGTCACTTCATCATATTCAAATGATTCACCAGCTTTTCTGCCAGTCAATGGATTATCTTCTGTCAATGTTATTGTTGATCTTTTGATCAAACCACGGTCTCTGTACCATTGTAAACTAGCCACACCCATCCAGTTTGTAGAATATCTAACAGTCATATTTTAATTCTTTCCAATTTGTGCCGGCTTGTAGTATTTCAATTTTATAATCAGATTTATCAATAAAGTTTTGTAATACTCCGCTCCCATAACTATTGGTACCATATGTGTTTTTATGACACCGATATACACTGCCAGAGTATCCATTGAACATAAAATATGACTCATCTTCTTCTACGCTTTTGATACCACTATTCATCTGCCATGAATCAGATCCGGCAAATCCGCCGAACCAGCAGGCGAATACTTTATATAATGGTTCCTTGTCCGTTGTAATCTTCACAACAACCCATCTGTCGGGCGTATAATCACTCATCTACTTTTTCAATCTTCAATATTTTACCATCCATGAATAGAGCTTTGTATTCTATCCATTTATCGGCCTTATAACCACCATTTTCTTTATCTTCACGATAGAATCGGATTAGACCATCAAACTTATCACACATATCCCAGCGTTCATTGAACTTTTTTAGGTAACCACCTAAAATACCATCATCGTCATTTATCCATTCGGCATCATAGTTTTCATACCAAAGAATATTGTTTTCAATCTTATAATTATCACACGCCTGAGCAGGAGTATCCTTGGTTTGATACTCATGTCCTTCGTAAGTAATATAATCAAACATTCCCATGATTAACTCCAAGTTCTGTGTTTTTCAGCAACCCACTCAACACCATCATATTCTTCAATCTGCCATTCCACGTCATCGGGAATATCTACAATTTTTAATGTGGCAGCCCATCCATCAGCATCATTACCAAGTTTCTCAATGATTGAGATTAGGTTTGGATCATTTCGTGGTTCGTAATGGTCATATTGAGAAACAAAATACTTATCATCACCAACATGGCCTTTCATATAATAGTTCGAACCACCAAATGAACATTCTACTTTTTCAAACTCAATGCCTCTCAACTCTAAAAGATTTTCAAAGGCTTTATCAGAAAGGCCAAAACCGCCGTGCTGTTTATTAATTGCAACTTTCATTATATCTCCAAATATCTTAATTTGAATTCTTTTGCTCTCTGTTCATGACCAACATAACCACGAGGATTACAAACCACTCTAGTATCACCAACCATATAATCAGATACATTGTGCATATGACCATGAGTCCACATTTTAATTTGTGGCCGATCCATAATAAACTCGGATAAATCAGATGCAAACGCACCATTCATTAGTGTATCATGTGTATAACACTCAGCAATACTAATTGGTGATGGTGCATGGTGTGTTACCACCACATACTGTTTTGTTTTATTCTCAGTAGCAATTTTTATGTAGTCCAACATTTTTTTATGGTCTTCCATAGAATCTTCTGCTGACCACAATGAAGGTGTTTGATAATGATCCACAGATTTAACAACCAAAGTGTTATCATGGTAAACATTCTTCTTATGCTGAACCATACGATTGCTGTTTTTAGTTAAACGAAAATCATTCATCGATTTACCACAATGCCATAAAGTTAATGAATCGCCTTTGTTCATATCAGTCCATAATGTACCAGCAACAAAGGTAATGTTATTGTGTTCCCATGTTTCTTTTTCTAATACATGAATGTTTGGCAAGTCGGCCAATTCAGCTTTCAATCTATCATAGGTTTTAGCAATATCGAAATTATAATGCTCGTGATTACCCATAATGTAAACCACATGAGGAAATTGAAATGAACATCGTTTAAAGAAATCTTTAACAAGCGTTCTTTCTTTTGGTTTTTTCTTAAATTGACTGGCGGTACAAATATCACCGGCCATAATGAGCACGTCAGCATTCTCCTCATTTTTTAAAATAAGGTCTGCAAATTCTAAATGAATGTCAGATGCTAACGCAATTTTCATCAATGTACCTGTTTGTTTTCTCGTTCTGTTTTATGTATAACATCTTTTGGTGATTCCAAAAGTTTTAAATAATCTTCTTCAATACTACTTTGTTTTGCAATCCACGTCAATCTGGCCAAAATTACGGCAATCAAATTGAGTGGATGAATTTCAAATGTGGTCAACCACTTTAATAATTCAGTATCAATATCTAGTGATAACTGCTCCAACTTATCATCATCAAATTGTGCCATGTTTCACTTTCATCATATGATTATTTTTCCATTGATTACGCCATTTAACTGGTTCAACATTGTTCTCACGGTCACGCCAGAGTGCCGCACATTGTGATTGTGTTAGGCCGCCATACAAACTACAATCTTCCATAAATGCCTGTTGGTCATTTTTGGGTTTAGTTTCAGGTTTGACCGTAACTACAGGTGGTTGTGGTTTAATTTCTTCCCACTTTGGTTCTTCATTGATAACTGGTGATTTTACTGCAGCCACTTCGATAGATTTATTATCATTCTTTGATGGCATGGCAAACACGACAACGCAAAACACTATGCCAATACCAGTAACAATAAATCGCCAATACATGCCAAGCAAAAAGATGGCAATAGCAGCAACAATTATAATCTGTAATACACCGGTCGTTAAACCTACTGTAGCTAAATTATCAAATAATTCCATGATTACTTTTTCTCAAAAAATGGTTCACAATGAACATTGATTGGCACTAAAACTTTGCCAGAATCAGTTTTCTTTACAACATACTCAACATTTGGCCTCATGCCAGCACCAACACAATCTTTGTTATACTTGATTACATCAACATTGGCCAACGCTTTTGGTCCTTCGTAACCAGAAAGCTTTGGTGTTGAACTGCAACCAATCAATAACAATAATAAACTACTAACTGCTATGCTTTTTTTCACTTTTTAACTCCATGATGTGTTTAATAACTTCTCTTGATTCTTTCATATCGGACTTTTCTACCGCTTCATCAATCATGTCCAATTGAACTCTATGTAAATAATTTAAATGAATTGTAATTGCAGCTTGTTTTAAACTATTTACATTAAAAGGTTTATAATAAACGTATTTTTTGTCCATTATTTTTCCACACTAATGTTAATTGATTTGACCTTATCAATACCACCATCTAAGGCTTGTGCGATGCCAGTAAATCCTACAACACCCACAAAAAAACCTAGAATACAACCAGCAATAAAATTAATCATATAAATTCCTTTCTCACTTTAGATACCATTATAACACAACCACGGAATAATACAACCATCTGTTGTGTGGATACAACACTACTCAGGCCTCAATTCCAACTTACCAATACCAACATATTCTTCAATGGACTTCTTTAGGTTGCGCTTGGAGGTCGATGGTGCCACGAATACATAGTCCTTATGGTCACTAGATTTAGGCGCAAGGAACTCGTTTAGGTACGTCAAAGCATGAATTGGATTATCAAACTCTTTCATACCAACATTATTAAATAAGTTTGGTTTGCAAATGTATTTCATTTTTTACCTTTTTCTTTTTTCATCAATTGGTCACGCATTGCTGCACATTCTTCTTCAAGCATTTTATTTTTACGAACTTCTGCCATCATTACATCTTCAAACAAGTCCCACAATTTGTTAAACTTCAATTCATATAGTTGTTGAATACCAGTCAATGCGTTAACAATCTGGTCTTTATCTAAATCACGTTCCAATACGCCTTCGGCAATATCGGCAATATCATCGGTAATTAACCAACATTTCTGAATCTGTTGTTCAAAATCAAATCTATCGCTGGCCATATGTTTTCATCCATTCCATTAATATATCTTTAGCTTCTTTACGACCAATGTCAAATGCTTGTTGCAGATATTGTCCTGCACCAAACATATTAGTCACACCTGTTTCACGCAAAGTATCCAAATACACAAACATTTCTTCTTTATCGATTGTCATAAATTTCCATAATGTAAAAGTGGTGCCACCATATAGCCCGAGCGTTTCACAACGAGTCTAAACAACTATATGATGGCGTAAGATTAAACTGTTACAGCCTGTTGCTGAGTTGCAACTACTTTTGGTTGTGCTTTGGCAACAGCACCTTTGAATCGACCATTAGAATCAAACTGATCAAAGTTAACCAACTGATATGCCTTTACTTTACGGCCATCTTTAATTACTTTAACGATACCACCATCTTTACGAATGTTATAGATGTTGGTACTGAGGCGGTACAATACTGCCTCTTGGTCGGTGCCTTTGAATACTGATTCAATTTCAGCAGGACTCACAGGTTTGCCGGACAACAATACTTGGGTAATTTTCTCATGACGGTTTACCTTACCTTTACGAACTGTTAATGCCATTGTAATACTCCTTCTTTCAAATTAAACATAATATAAAGTTACCACATTAACCATTATATCAAACCTGTGGTTGGTTGGCAACCTCGGTTGTGGTACTAATGGTACTTGTATTGGCAGGTGATTCTACCGAACTATCGACCTTGCTATACAAATCTAAAAATGCCATTTTGGTTTCTTCGTCAAAACGATTCACACACAATGTAATGGCTTTCATTCTATCTTTGAATATAGAAAAAGCTTTTGCAATGTGTACCAAACGGCGAGTGCTGATAATTTCATCAGTTGCACCTTCATCATACGATTTGCGAACTACATCAGCCCATTGGCATAGATGTTCAACAAATTCTTTATCGTCAATCAATGGCGTTAAAATCTTTTTCTCAGTTTTAACATCAGGATATTCCTGTTCTACCGTGATTGGGAATCGTTCTAAGAAAGCATCATCAAGAATTTGTGATAGATACTTGCCTTCATCACTACCACGACCTTTGGTATTGGCAGTTGCGACGATTGTGAAACCAGATTTTGGGTACACCATCTCACCTGACTTCTTATTGTAATGTGGTTTGCCTTCCATAATGCCTTGCAAACACATCAATTTATTAGAACCACGGTCGACCTCGTCAATCAACAATACTGCGCCACGCTTCATAGCGATAAGAACAGGACCATCACGATTGACCACATTACCATTGACCAATGTAGGACCACCAAGCAAATCAGTTTCATCGGTCTCAACGGAGATATTCACACGAATACACTCACGACCTAATTCAGCACACACTTGCTCAACCATCAAGGTCTTGCCGTTGCCAGATAAACCAGTGATGAAAATTGGATAGAATGCTTTGCTACTAATGATATTTTTCATATCTTTGTAGAAACCAAATGGCACATAATCAGGCCATTTTTGTGGCACCGATGGTTCAGATTCATCTACCAGTTTTGGTTGACGGAACTCTAGCACTTGTGCTGGTTGTGCATAAGCAACTTCTAATTCAGGTTCAGTATTCTTTACAATGTTTTCAGATTTCTTTACAATCTTTTCACCAGATGGTGGCACTTTGTATTGCCCACGGTCATAGCGATATTGTGATTTGGTCACCAACCAATAAGGATATGGTGCACCTGATTCGTTACAAACTTGTGTGATGCCATCTCTTGTGATGACAGCCTCAGAACCAAATCGTTCTTCACACGCTACAACAAATTGCTTTGCATTTTTATTCATACATTCTCCAATTAAACATAACAAATTCTGGTGGGCAAGGATGGATTCGAACCAACTCAGCCATAGGCAACGGATTTACAGTCCGCTGTAACTCTCCAACTTTACCGCTTACCCAATTTAAACTACCATTATACAGGTTATACATCAAATGTCAATCGACTGTTGTTTTTTAGCAACAGATTTTAATGCTTTACGACCTGGTGAAGCATAATCTTTATTCAATACAGTACCTTTATATCGATGGCAACACGCACATAATGTTTGCATATTCTCTTTACTATGATTGGTTGGATTACCATCCATATGATCCGTATCAAGCATACCATCCCAAATTACATTGGTCGTACAAACAAACCCCAAACGACCATCTCGATTTTCACAAAAATCTTTACGCCATTTTCTGTATGGATGAAAAGAATTTAACCAACCAGTTTCAGTCAAACCTTTTTTGATTGCACATAGTTTTATATGGCATTTTCCACACACACTACGAAAGGTCGCATGATTATCTTTATTTCGACCAACCACTTGCCTTTTATTGGTACAACCTTTAGTAACACATTTTTGACGCTGTGACATTGGGGGTAAAATCGATTTCATAATTATCTCCTGTTAAAGATACCAATCATACACATACCAAAATAAAAATCAATTAATTTGTTGTTCTTTAGCGACACTTTCCGAATGCTTACATTTACCACGATAGGCATAACCTACACAATTACATTGATACTTACCAGATTCTAGGGTGACTGTATAGGTCTTGCCAGAATCACTTTTGACTGACCAATGAGGCGTATTGTCAAGGTTAGGTACATCAATCACCACCGTTGCACCATAGGCGTCCAAAGCATCATGTTTGACCTTGATAAACTTACGCCTACGGGTATCAACTGGCAATGGCTTATGTAATATCACCAACTCATCATTGCTCGCCTTGGCATATGCCAGAATATTGGATTTGCCATCAAATAGGTAAGTATGATTTGGCACCACAAAGTCCGAATTATCCCATTCTGTAATTTCTTTATATGCTGATATGCCCATTACTCATCTTTCCATTGGTCGTTTTCACCCGTTTCAGTCCATACATTCCAAATCTTGGCGTTAGGCCAACCTAATTTAATTGAATGAACTGCTTCTTCTGCTGAAATTGCAGATACTTCTTCATATTGAGGATGAACCGAATCATCCATAAATTCAACAAGATAATAATTCATTTACTACTCTCCACAAAATACTTCCAAATAAATGGATTTGATTCTATCGCCAGAATAATTCTCTTTGCAATAGTCCCTCACTTCAAATACATCCTCACCGCCAATGTGAACGGTGCGGCCAGAATCAAATTCAACCATGTAATGCTTAAATGTTATATCAACTGCACTCATGCTGTTTCCTTCTCTTTACAAAATTCAATAAACTCTGGCAATGATCCGCTGAATACAACTTCACTTTCGTAATCACCACTCACACCAAAGAAATTACAACCACAATAATACACTTCAATTTTGAATTCACCATCAACATTCAAAATGTGATACTCATAATCTTGGCCACAATCTTCGGCGGTGACAGAATGTAAATAGAAACCTCCAGGTGATTGTTTGAAATTGGCAACCAATGATGCCGCCAAACAACCCATACCATTGAATACAACTTCTTCAACTGTTTTGGTCAAAGCCAATCCATTCACCAATCGACCTGTTGATAGAAACTCGGCCAACTCTGCACCATGGCCTGTAGGATAACCATCATACTGCCGGTACATATTGATAATTGGCACGGCTTTTTGACCACTAGTTGATTCACTATACACAAATGTTAAACTTCTGGTACCCATAATTAAACTCCACTCAAATTAGTTTTGTAACGCTCTTCATAAATTTTGATAATTGTATCATCAGTTAATTCACGCAAATTATCAGTCAGTAATTCTTTGGTGATATCAATCAATTCAGCTTTTTTTAGCTTTTTCATTTGAACCATGCCATCTTCTACCAACTCATTAATCAATCTATCAATCATTCTACTCATATAAACTCCAATAACAAGAATAAGTGCTGGTTTATCATTTTATAGCCTCAAACCAGCAAATGTCGGCTGCATCTGTTTATTGCTCTTTATTTAAAGTCATACTCAGCAAAAGGCCGCATCGGCCTGTGGATATAGACTGCTGTTTGTGCTAGTTTAGAGTCTTGCACCGGATATCCCTCCATTAAGACT